TCTTATACCCCGACTAGGGCATGAGCACAACGCGCGTTTGCCGTATCTGCGGTGCCCCTAAGCCCTTACGATCTTTCGAGGCAACCACATCAGGGGGGAGGTCTCGTGTCTGCCATGGGTGTCGCTGGAAACAGAAGTTCGAGAACAACCCTGAATGCGCTAGGGCAAAGCATCGCCGATGGCGCGCGAACAACCCCCACTCAGCGATTTTGCAAGACTGTCGAAAATCGGACCAGAGGTGCGGTCGGGAGGGGTTCGATCTAGACCGTGATTTCGTGCGTGAGATGATATCTGCCGGGTGTCGTTATTGTGGGGATACCACGATCCGAATGACCCTAGATCGCATCGACAACACGAAAGCACACACCCGGACGAATGTAGTACCAGCATGCATCCGATGTAACTACATTCGGGGCTCCATGCCCTACGACGCTTGGTTGCATCTCGTCCCGTCTATCCGCGAAGCCCGTATCATGGGATTGTTCGGGGATTGGCGTACGACTCCCCTCAATTCCAACAAGACTGCATAGATCATACGGCATACAGCTATGGTGGCGGCCGGGACTCCAAATCCCGAGCGAGGCGGTTCGATTCCGTCATGCCGTGCCATCACCCCCAAGATTCTTGGGGTCCGGATGCCCTCTCCGGTGTAATATCAGAGAGTCAGCATCAACCAACCCGAACAGATGGAGATGAACATGGATCAGGGTCAACTCGGTCCCGTCGAACGGATCATCCAGACCTTGCTCGCGTACACGGATCACGCCGTCCACAACAGGCCGGGCATGATCGTGGCCGACGCGGCATCCCCCGTAGGCGTCCGCTGGTCTCCCGTGACCCACAAGGTCGAGGAAGACAAGAAGGTCGTCTACCGACTCGACAAGGTAGGCAAGAAGACGGTCAAGGTGAAGGTCGGAACGCTGTGGCAGGACAACACCATCCGCACGGACGACCGGCACAAGGTCGGTGAGTACAGGCCCGCCGGGCTGTTCCCCGAAGTCGTGACCTGGATGTACAAGCAGGTCTCCGAAGTGTGGAAGCTCGACAACGAGTTCGCCGCACGTTGGGCCAGCTACGCATTCGGTCAGGAGCACCGTGACCTGAAGGTCATTCTCGCTGCCTTCATGCTCGTGCAGTCCCGCAAGGGTGATCCCGTGCGCGACGGCGACAAGATCGCGTTCCGAGATGAAGACTTCCGGGACATCGGCGAAGCGATGATGCTGATCACCCGCAAGGACGGCAAGGATCTGAATCCGAAGCTCTTGCTCCGGATCTACGACGTGCTTCGTCTCGAAGGTGTCGCGGCCATCAACCGCGAGCTGGGTTTCGGCAAGTCCGCACGCAAGCCGTTCCTTGGCCGTTGGGACAAGGCGGTCGAGAAGTGGCTGAGCTACCGTGAGGAGAACCCCAAGATGCTCGAAGGGCTCGTCAAGGCGGGCTTCCGTTCGACCGTCATGGACCTCGCCAAGCGTGTCGGGTACAAGCCCGTAACGCCCAAGTTCTTCGAGGTGCTGCGGTGGAAGCAGGCACAGGCGGAAGACGGTCGCCGGACCATCGCCATCGGTGCTGAGGTCACCAAGGCTGAGACCTGGGAAGGGCTCACCGAGGAACAGATCTGCGAGAAGATCACTCGCGAGAAGCCGAATTACAAGAGGGTCGTGGGTCTCCTACCCAAGACCATCGGCGTCACGCGGGCCATTGTGGCAGCCTCCATCGAGGCCGGATCCCTGTCCGACAAGGATCTGATCATCGCCACCCCGACGCTCGAAGAACTGGGCTTGCTCCAGGTCCAGGACGTGCGGGAGCGGTGGGAGAAGGCCGTCAAGGCGGCTGAGGACATGAGGGCGGCCAACATCGCCTCTCGTGTCAAGAGCAAGGATACCGCTGAGAAGCTGCAAGAGGCGGCCGACACGGCAGTCCAGAAGGCTGTCGAGGAAGTCACCAAGGGTATGCGGATCTACGTCATGGTGGACATCTCCGGTTCGATGGAGAACGCCATCATGCAGGCCAAGCAGCACATCGCCAAGTTCTTGCAGGCGTTCCCGCAAGACAAGCTGCACGTCTCGGTGTTCAACACCTCGGCACGTGTGGTGACGATCAAGCACGCTTCGGCAGCCGGTGTCGAAAACGCTTTCCGTGGCATCATCGCGGGCGGCGGGACCGACTACGGTGCGGGTGTTCGGGCTCTGCAAGCGTACAAGCCCGCTGCGGACGAAGATGCCTTGTTCATCTTCGTTGGCGATGAGGAAGCGTCTCGCTTCACCCCGGCTGTTCGCGCTTCGGGTCTCAACCCGCTCGCGTTCGGCTTCGTCAAGGTCCGCCAGTCGGGCTACGACGCAGTGCGGGGTACGGCCACGGAGCTGGGTATTCCCTGCTTCATGATCGATGAGCGGACGTTCGCGGACCCGTACGCGATCCCGCGTACCATCAGCAACTTGATCGCGGCAACGCCGGTCAACCAGACCAGGGTTGCCCCGACCCCGCGCGTCTCGCTGGCCGAAACGATCCTGGCAACTCCTCTGTTGCAAAAGCCATCTGCTTTCTGCTAGTATGGGGAAATGACTTACGGCGTGATTTACAGGGTTCGGTGCCTCGTGAACGGTAAGTGTTACCACGGACAGACGGTGAACCTCTCAGAGAGGTGGCCGCACCACTTGCGAAAGGACAGCCATTGCCATGCCCTGCGGAATGCCCTTGCCAAGTATGGTCGGCAAAACTTCACTTTCGAGGTTGTGGCAGAGGCAGACTCCAAAGACGAACTGGATGCACTTGAAATCAAGTGGGTGGCTACCTCTCTGTCTCCTATTGGATACAACCTGAAGGCAGGTGGGGCTAATGGGAGGCCGTCAACGGAAACACGTCGGAAACTCTCAATAAGTAACAAGGAAGCCCAGAATCGTCCGGAGGTCAGAACCAAAAACAGCGAGAGCGTTAAACGCGCCATGGCGAAACCGGATGTGAAGGCGAGACACAGAGCGGCGCTCAAGAAGGCACTTAATCAACCCGAAATCAAGGCAAAGATGCGTGCCAGGATGATTGAAATTCACGCTCGTCCGGGAGAAAAAGAG